ATCAACCATTTTACCGCCAGAACCTGCACCGTCCGAATAAATAGCTTTTACGTCACCATTACGGATTGTCACCGTAGCGCCAGAACCTTGCTTTATAATGATATTATACGGGCCAGATGAACCTGAATCTGTCGTTGCATTTTCTATAAACCACAGTTTCGAAACGGTGTTCGGCCCTATAGTGACGGTGCAGTCGCTATCAAGAGCACCAGTATATTTGAGGAAGATACTGCGGCCAGGATCAGTAGCGCCATCAGCGATGGTGGTAGTATGAGTATCAGCATTAGTAGAAATAGCTTCCGTCCCAAACGAAAAAGCCTCTCCAATCAACTCTAAGTTGGTGTTCGTACTCGTTCCCCACGTTCCTGATTCATCACCTGTAGCGATCTCTTTTAAACGTAGATCATTAACATATGTTGCCATTTAAGCTACCTCTTCCCAATCTGGGGTCTGACTGTCTGACACAGTCGACCAAGTAATACTTTGACTATCCGATACAGCTGCCCAACTAGGCGTTTGACTATCGTCCACCAGTCCCCACACGTTGACAGGAGTGATAGCCCCACTTGCGCTAACACCTGTCGGTATAACGACAGCCGCTCCTGTAACTGAAACGTCTCCGACACTTCCGCTACCTTGTACTCCAGTGACAGAAGTAGTCGCTGCTGCAACGACCGTAACTGAACCAACCGCTCCAGTCCCAGCAATCCCAGTAACAGAAGCACTCGCATCGCCGGTAACAGTAACCGTTCCGATAGATCCAGTGCCTGCCACCCCTGTAGGAGTCGCGGTAACACCTGTCCCTTGGACGACCGTAACCGACCCGATTGACCCTGTTCCAGAAACGCCTGTGACAGCGACAACTGCACTTGCGGCGACTGTGACTGTCGTAACCGCGCCCGTCCCAGAAACGCCCGTAACCGGGACTGGGCTAGGTTGACCCCAGCCGCCATCGCCCCACGCACCTCTGCCCCAGCCGGTAAGGTTAGACATCTACGCAATACGAATAATTGCATTGCTAGAATCAGCAGTAGGAAACTGAATAGTAAAATCACCAGAGGTGCTAGTTTTGTCAGCACCAAAAGCCAAAGAACACACTGCTGGATCACCAGATGCGCTATCATTAAATATTAATGCGCCATTTGCAGTAATGCTGCTAGAACTAAATGTCAGATCAGAAAAATCTGTAAATGCTGTAGTGCCTGATGATGTTGGATCAGATACTTCATTAGAGGTGGTATAAGCTGTTGTACTTGCCCCTAATGTTGCCGAGCTAGTATATAGCGCCAAATTGAATGTGCTCCCTCCAGAGTTCTTGAAGTTATGTACAGCCTCAAGTAATTCTTTCTTAAATGACGTACACATTGCTGTAGCTATAGCCATTACAAGCTCCTAATAATATCTGCCATATCTTTATGGCCCTGCCCTTCTAAATCAGCAATCAATGTTGTTCTGTCGCTTTTGATTGCCTCTTTCATATAGGTACAAATTGTAACATACACAGAGTGTTTAAACGCTTCCGCTTGGTCTGCAATTAATGGATGACAATTACCGCCTACACTTACAATCCTATCTGCTGCTGTTTTTGCCCAAAACTCTGGGTCATGGCCTTTGTTTTTTGTAGTAACAACCTCAAAATCACCTACAGCTAATTCAATACTCTTATTCATTAAACTGTATTCAGTGCTTTCTGCCCTGTCCTGTATGCATCTGTTCGGTTATATCCATCGCCTTCCATCTTCAACTGCCCTAGGGCTGTCTCAAATTGGCTAGTGTAAAGCTGTATCAAGTCTGGCTCACCCTTCATAAAGATGTATGCCTGCATTAACGATCCATACAACAAAGCGTTATCTGCATTAGTGCCTAACCAGCTAGTGCCATCAGAAGCTACTGTTATTGATTCTGGTTCATAAAAATAGTGTAGCTCTGCTGTAAAATTAGCATTAGGAGTAGGGCCGACTATAAACGTGCCCTCATCAAAAATAGCGTAATACTTAGGAACCGAAGTGGTGGAAGCTACTGGATATAGCTCACGAATAAAATTCACATCTTTAAATATGAGGAATTCATACCCTGAGTTATCTATTGCCAACGAGTACGGGAATAAAAAATCACTAGGAGTCGAGAGGTATTGATTGCCTAACGTAAGGGTGCCAGTTACATTCTTACGAAAGTCTGGAAGCTGTATCGTTCTTAGAATTAGTTGTTCAGCAGTTCTAACAAAGACAGCAATGTTATTAACAAACGTCGTTTCAGTGTTTTCTGTGTAGTCTTTTATTGCCTGCGTAAGCGTTGTGTATGTCCATGCCATTACGTTGTCACCACCGTAACTCTGCCTATTTCACCTGTAATATCTAAACCTACAGTCCTAGACCCCAACTCTGTAACGCCACCACCAACAGGATCAAACGAACCTAATATACGACTAGCCTCCAAAGAAGTATCAGGTCTTGGATTTCTGAGCGCCTGTGGATCAGACATCTTCATGCGACCTAGCTCATACTGTGGATTATCTTTATCCAGAACATCGAACCCAACACGAAAGCCGGTATCTCTGCCATCGCGTATTAGCGGAACCAAGTCTTTCAACGCATATCGAAATCCTGTTACATCACAAAATCCGAAGGCATATTTGCCTCTAGCATAAACACTCAATATCTATATCCTCCGGGGACAAAGAATAAAGACTCTTTACCTCTGTCTGCGTCTACCGCTTGTTGCCATTGCTCGTCATACAAACTCTTTAGCAACGGTATTCGCTCCTGCAATTCTGGCTTCTTCAAGCTAATGTGATATGCAAGCCCTGCGACTAAGCATGGCAAGAATCTTGATGGCACTTCAGGATTAGCAGCACCTGTTGCGCCAGCATCAGCTATGCGCTCTATATAATAAAACTCTAAAGAATATGGCTCTGAAGAGTCAGGCACAGGCCATAAGTTAATAGAGGAAACCGTTTCTGACTTTTCTAGCCAAAACTGCAATGGCTTCGATTGCGTCAATTTATTTGTCAGATGCGAATATTGTTTTACAGAAATACGGGTTAAGTTTTGATCCACCTGCAACGAGGTGCTTCCGCTGTTAGTTCGTATAAACGCCTCTACAATATCGAGTATCTTTGCGTCTAACGAGTAACGCGATGTCCCAGCCGTTAAAGACTGAGACCCGCTTTTAATTGTCCACAAATTCAATCCACGATTCTGCCACTCCAAAAACATGAGATTCATGCTTCTACGGGCAGTTCGGTAATCATAGCCGGTCTTTAGCTCCGAGCCTGCTCGCTCGAATGCCTCTTCTACCGCATCACCTAAATCAAGATCGAAAGCGTATGTAGACATCTATGTTTTCTTTTTCACCATCTTGCCGCGCTGCATAGGCATAGGCTTCTTCTTAGAGCCGCCGCGCATTCCGGGTGGTCGCTTTTTCATCACACCAGCTTTCTTAGCTGTGCCGCCCTTCATTCCGGGTGGTCGTTTCTTCATAACACCAGACTTCTTCATGGTGCCACCCATTGCTTTTGTAGGTGCTTTTTTCTTTACTCCGGCTTTTTTCATCGTCTTTTTACGCATGTGATCCCTCTACTAGCTGGTTATAGAATGATTCTCTAAGTTGAAATACATGCGGCGGTTCATCATCTCCAAAAACAAACGAGTAATAATCTGTATTCTTTAACTTATGTACTGCGTTTTGTAAGTCCTTGAGCCGCTGTATGTATAGCATTGCATATGAAACGTCATTAAGTTCTTCAAATACTTCCGACTCAATAGATTCATTAGCATCGTCATCAGGGTGAGATCCCATAATCCAAAGGTCTCTATCCCCAAAAACACCGTTACTTATCGCGTAATTTAAAGACTCTACGCGATCATGAAATGTAGCCGCATCCCCCTCATAATCTAAGTCCACTACAATGTGAATGCGGTAGTTATCGTCGTACCTTTCCAGTGATTTAAACACATCTATAAATGACTTAGTGCGTTTAAACGTCATTAAGACTTGATGAGCCTCCCAAGTCTTTTTGGCATATGGGCAGGCAGACATTCCACCAAGATCTTCTTTTGGTGACTCAAGCGTTTGCTTAGACCACTCTCTTACCTCTTCTCGAATGGACTCTTCTAAGTCAAATCTGCTATGGCTTTCTAGCTGCGCCATATCCTCGACGTTCCATTTTTCTAGTCTTGGCTTTGCTTTTTTCGCTTGCGATCTTAACTAACCCGCCTTCTCTTATTCCTGTCGGCCCCCGCATTCCCATGCCTTCCATGACTGCACGTTGGGCTTGTCGCAATCCACCTCGTCTTCCACGATTACCACTAAACATGCCACCAAGTCTTCTATCACCGAACATTCCCGGCCCCGACCTTCGGCGCGGATTTTTCTGAGCAGCATCCTGCTGCTGAAATTGCTGGCGCATCATGGCACCGCCTTCTGCATCGCGCATACCTATCGTGGGTAGTTCTAACGCAGAACGCGCAATTGAATCTGACATCGTATTGCGTTGGCGACGCCCAGCCTTTCTACCGCGATTTCCACCACGACCTGTAGTAAACTGATCCTCGAATCTTTTGTTTGCCCTATCAGCCCTTATCATTGCTGCTTCACTTCTAGGTGCAGGGCCAAATAAACCTGCCTTCCGCTCTCGTTTTTTGATGCGAGGGGTTTCTGGCATACCACCACGCTGCATCTTCCCAACACCATCTGCTGCATAAAAAGGAACTTTCTTTCCGTCCTTTTCCACCATTCGTAACTTTTCTGTCATCCGACTACCCTCATTTCTTTATACAAGCCTTTCGCTATTGCCTTGAGTGCATCAATCGGCGTGTTTAAAAACTGCTCTAAGGACATTTTATGTGCCAGTGGAATGCGCGATATAGTTTCAAAAACTACTTCATCCTGACGATCATTAAGGCTAATAGACACTCGCACAGGCTCTAACGGGTCTGAAAAAAAATGAAAGCAATCTATTATTTTGCTATCGAATTGAGACCTAGTAGAACTATCCATAGTGCTTAATAACACTCATGCAAACATTATAAACATCGCCACTCGAATGCCCGACTGTTGTGAACATGATGTCTCCCGTAATACCGCTTCCAGCATTATTAGGTATTCCATTAAATTCACTGAAGTCTAATGTCTCAGCGTAGTCAGCATTAAGCTGCCACGCCAATACATCTGTACTTGCATCAAAAAAGATCTTTACACCCATCCCTATCGTTGTGTACCAGATCTTTTCGATTGTAACTTTTGAGCATGAAGCACCAGAAACAGGATCTGCCGTGAGAGCAGACACATCTATTTTCTTAACAGCAGCTTCTCCAGAACCGTCGCTAACATTCGTAAAGCGAAAGATTGCTTTCCTAGCACCATCTTGAATTGTTTGTGTAGCTACAGCGTCAGCCATAATTGCCTCCTGTTATTGGTCAGCAAATGCAGGCGCAGTGGTACTCGTAACGTTTCCGAAGATTTGATAGTTAGTTGTATCTAATCCTAGGATTGTTATATCAAAAC